TGTAACTAAAAAAGGTTGTAAAAAAAGGGAATCAATTAAGACTCCCTTCTTTTACTGTATGTGGAAAGTATTACACTATCTTACTTAGTTTGTTCCTTTCCTTCGTGGTCTTTGTAGACTGTACCTTTTGATAGTGTTGTCTTCATTTTCATTGTACCATTTACGTTTACGTACTCTCTAAAGAATGGATTTTGTATTTTGTATTGTTTACCACTCTTACCAACAAAACAACCTTCGTTATTACTAGACTCACCAATGAGTTTAATAATATCTTGTTTGGTTTTTTTCATTGTTTCAGAATAGTCTTCACCATTACTTCCTACACTATCAGATTTTGGAGGTCTCTTACCAAACTGTTGTAAGAATGTGACCTTTGTTTTAACCATCTCAAGATTGAACTCTTGGGTCTTTGGATTAAAACATTCTAATAGATGTAGTTTCCAATTATCACCACCAACATTTACAAGTTCAGTATTGTTTACTGATTGTGTAAACCATTCTGTTGTTGTTATTGTTGTTGGTAGCGTTGGAAGAGTCTTTAACGTAGGTACAACTGTTGTTGTTGTATTACCTTTCATTAGTTGTAACTCCTTTTTCATACCAAGAATATACTAAAACATGAGGAATAAAACAAACAAACAATAATAATTGTTGTAATGAAATATTAGTAAAGATTTATTTTATTCATCTTATGTATCTTATAAAATATATGTATTATGTGGTGTAAGTGTAATAAAATCAAAAAGTTGCACATAATATATATTATGTATAATAGACCTCCTCTAATAAAATTTCAACGAAAAACCAATTTTCCAACATAATTTGAACCGAGTGGGGGAGCGGGTAAAAGACTCACCCACATAATACACCAATTTTTGAGATTTCCACACATCAATTTCTGTTTATAGCTTATATTATATATATATATATATATTATAGCTATTATAGATATATATTATATATAGCAATATAGCTATATGCTATGGTATAGAAAAAAAGTTGCTTGATTCTTTAGTATATATTTATTTATATTAGCCATATGTAAAAAACTGGAGTTATTATATGCCACATCCAATGAAAAAAAAGAGTACAGCTACAAAAAAGAGAAAAGCTAAAGAAAGTCCTGTCATGAAAGCTTTAAGAACACCTGTTAAATTACCATTTAAATTCATGAAATGGGGATAACTAACAATAATAATGATTTTGAGTACCTTGATTTGGTTGATACCATAAACAGGCTAAATAAATTATGTAAAAAACTAAATATATCTTCTATTTTAGATGGACATGGAGAACAAATAGAGATTATAATGGAAATTAAGAATAGAATAGAGAATTTAGAGGTAGAAAGAGTTGAATCATCTGATTTTGGTAATATAAAATATGAAGCTTAGTAATTATAGTAAGACAAATCATAGAAGGGCTATAGTAATACCTGATGTACACTTCCCATTAGATGATAAGGCTGCTGTAAATGTAGTATTAAAGGCTATAAAATTAGTAAAACCTAATATATTTGTTTGTCTTGGTGATTTAGGAGAATGGAAGTCAATTTCTCCTTGGCGATATAAGCGAAGAAAGAGGCCTCCTCTGGAATATACCATAGAAGATTTACTTGTTGAGGCTAAACTGGTTAATGATGGACTTGATTTATTTGATAAAGCTTTAAAAGACGTAGGATGTAAGGTAAAACACATGATTGAAGGTAATCATGATGACTGGTTAAACTCTTTTGTAGAGGAATTTCCTTATTTGCCTCAGTATAAATTTAAAAATATAATGAATTTAAAGGAGCGTGGCTATAAATACCATCCTTATGGACATTTGCTACAAATTGGTAAGATGTACTTCTATCATGGAGGTCATTACAGTACTGTTAATCATACAAGACAGCATGTTCAGAATCTTGGTAAGAATATAGTATATGGACATACTCATGATGTTCAAAGACAGGGGGTTACTCATGTAGATGGGGCTCATCATGCTTGGACACTTGGATGTTTAAAAGATATGTCTAAGGAAAAAAATAGATGGTTAAGAGGTAGACATACTAACTGGTGTCATGCTTTTGGTGTAATTGACTGGTTTGAAGATAATAATTTTAGAATTGATGTAATTGATATTCACAAAGGGAAAACGTACGTATGGGGAAAGCTGATAGACGGAAATGTATAGAGTCCGGAGGGATTGCGAGGGCAAAATAGTAATTAGGTTGGGAGTGGCTCTATGCATAGTAAACTTGTAAAAAGAAAACTAGAGTACTTATATGACAATAAAGATGAGTTTTTTGATAATCATGATGATGAACTTGTTGATGACTGGCGTGAATCTCATACAGATGATTGGATACTTACTGATGATGGTCAAGTATGTAAAGTATTACATAGGGGAGTATTTGAAAATGGCAATAAATATATACGTACCATTCTTGGCTCTTACCCAATTAGAGACTCAATACAAATTACAGGTGGTATAGCTGATGATATTTACAGGTTTACTAAAAAACCAACACAAGCAAGGCATAAAAGGAAGAATGAAAAGAGCCCTAATGGCCGTGAGATTATATTTGCTAAATACGTTGCTAATGGTATGCCTCCAGAACAAGCTTATCTTAGGATATACAAAACAAATGATTCAAAATATTCAAAGAACGCTTCAGCTTCTTTATTAAAAACAAAAAGGGTTAAAAAATTGATTAGCGAAGAGACTAAAAAAATACTTGGAGAAGTAGGTATTGATGAAGAATACTTACTTTTAAAGACTAAAGATATTATTGATAACTATGATGCTCGTGATTCTGATAAATTAAGAGCTTTAGAAATGATGATGAAAATAGCTGGTATGTTTCCCAATGATAAGAAAACTGAATCTCTTACTGTATTTCAGGGCTTTACAAAAGAACAGCTTCAACAATTAGATGGCCCTAATATTAAAGCTGTAGGACATGCAGAAAAAGATATCTCATAGCGATATATCATTATATGTAATGCCAGTTTATAATAGTAATATTAAAAAGTGTAGCGTGTGTAATAAGAAAATTAATAACCATTGTAAAATGATTGTATTTAATGAAATGTCAATGCCAATAGGATTTAATTGTAATTATTGCCATTCTGTTTACGCTGATAATGATATATTAATTAATGTTGGTAATCCTGATAAGGTAGATGTTTATGGAGAAGCTTAATTTTGATTCATTTTTTGAAGATTACTTAGATATAGATTCTTGGGCTGAAAATTTAATAGAGGAAGAACATGAAATACAAAGCCGTAGGAAAAAAGGTTTTTCAAAAAAACCTAAAGAAAAACAAATGGGAATCTATAATGACAACAATAAGCGATTTTCAGGCAAAGCAAATGGTAAAAACATTAGAAAAAAATAAATTAACAAATGACTGAACCTGATTTTAATATTGTTCCACCTCCATCTGAATCTAAAATAAATGATGAAATACTTCAAAAGTCATTAACTGACTTAATATATTTTGGAAGAGCTTTTTTACCTAAAGATTTTTTAAATAAAAGTGCCTCTCCTGATTTTCATTATAAAGTAGCTAATAAACTTCTTAGTACTAAGCCAGCAGCCCGTATATGTAATATACTTCCTAGAGGATTTGGTAAATCTATTCTTTCTAAAGCTGCTATTGTACATAAAATGTTATTCTCTCCTCAAGGAGAACGACTTTTTATAGCTTGGGTTGCTGAAGAACAAGGACAGGCTATTGACCATATTAAGTATGTTAAGTCTCATTTTGAGTACAATGATAAAATAAAATACTATTTTGGTAATTTAGCTGGAGATGCTGTTGGAAACAGGTGGACTGAAAAAGATATTGTATCAGCTAAAGGAGATAGGATAATAGCTAAAGGGACAAGCCAAAGGTTAAGAGGTCGTACTGAGATTGATGTACGTTATACTGGTATTATACTTGATGACTTTGAATCTGAATTAAATACTAAAACACCTGAAAGGCGTGATGAAATTAAAAAATGGATTGTATCTACAGTATTTCCAGCCCTTGAAGAATCTCCGGGCCGAGAAGGTTGGATATGGCTAGCTGGAACTATTGTTCATTACGATTCTTTTTTACAAATGATTGTTGATGGTGATAAACAAGCTAAAAAAGATGGAAGAAAGTATCCCTGGGACTTAACATTTCATAAAGCTATAGAAGATGATAAGCCATTATGGCCTGAACAGTTTCCAATATCAAAACTGGAAACAAAGAAAAAAGAATTTATTGAAGCTGGTATGGTTAATAAGTATGCACAGGAGTATATGAATGATGCTCGTGATATTTCTGACGCAGCTTTTAAAATAGATAGGATACAAAAACATAGCTATAGGTTTTTTAACAAGGATAGGTTTAACTATCTAGATGATAACAATGGGAACTTTATTCCAATTAATGTGTATATTGGAGTTGATGTTGCTGCTACAGCTACAAAGAAATCAGATTTTCAGGTAATTCTAGTAATTGGAATAGATAAAAATAAAAATAGATATATTTTAGAATATTTCCATGAAAGAATACCTACTTTTGATGTTCCAGAGAAAATTATTGAAATAGCTAAGAAATACTCACCAGTTAAGAGAGTTACTATAGAAACTGTAGCTGCTCAAGAAATGGTTCGAGATATGGTAACTAGAATAGCTACTAAAGACAGAAGATTAATACCAGGAATATTTAAAGGAGTAAGGCCGCCTGCTGGTATAAAAAAAGAAGATAGATTAGAAACTTCATTAGGCCCTATTGTAAATTCTAAGAAATTATATATTCGTAATGAAATGACTGAAATAGTAGATGAGTTCTTTGAACACCCATTTGCTAAGCATGATGATTTAATGGATGGTCTATATTATGCTGATTATTATGCTAAGCCACCACTTAGCGGAGCAATCAAAGAAGATGCTATTGAAAGTAAGCTAACAAATACTAATAAGCGTAAAAAATACAACTGGTTTACAGGTGCTAGAGTTAGCTAAAAAAAAATTATTTTTGCTATTGACACATATTATATTTATTAACTAACTTGTAAAGTATTTATGCAAATCCAAGAAGACCCTAGAGCTAAAACAACCCGCGAACTTTTTAAACGCTATAGTGATGCCCGCACAGATTGGGACACAGAAGCTAGAAAAGATATTGATTTTTTTTATGGAAATCATTTTAGTGATAATGAAGTAGATGAATTAGAAAGTCGTAATCAAGCAGCCGTACCAATGGATAGAGTTGGTCCTGCTGTTGAAAAATTAAAAGCTATGCTAACTTCTAATTCTCCAGCTTTTACTGTTATTCCTAGAGAAGATTCAGATACTAAAGTTGCTAAAATGTGGAGAGTTGTTTTAAGTTATGTATGGGAAATATCAGATGGTAATTCTCAATTAAAAGAATCTATTCATGACCATAGTACTTCTGGATTAGGTTATTTATATGCTTATATTGATGCTGATGCTGATTTTGGAAAAGGGGAAGTAAAAATTACCAGCATAAATCCTTTTAGAGTATATGTTCCATCATCTAGTAGAGATAGATATTTTGCTGACGCTGATACTATTATACTCTCTACTATACTTACTGGCGAACAAATTTTAAATATATACCCAGAATTAGGGCCACAACAAAATCCTGAAACTGGAGAGATGGAAGATGCGATAATAGATAATATTTCATCTTATAGTGATGATGAAGACTATCCATCTAGTCAACAAAGCCAGGCACAAAAAACTTGGACTCCTGCTGAAGCGAAAGATTTAGAGGCTACTTTTCAAGAAAAGTACCAAGTATTAGAAAGATTTTATAAAACTAAAGTTCCTTTTTATCAAATTATAGATGTTAATACTCAAGAAGAAATGATATTAAATGAACAAGAATTTCAAAAGTTTCTTGAGGAAAATCCTGGTGTTTTTGAAAGAGGACTTGTTCAATTCCAAGAAATTTTACAGACCCGTATAGCGGTAGTTGCGTCAGTTGGTGAAGTTGTTTTATATGAAACAGTACTGAATACTGATATATATCCTATAGTACCACTTCCAAATATATATAGTGGTACTCCATACCCGAGGTCTGACATATCTAGAGCGAGACCTATGCAAAGACTATTGAATAAACTCTGGTCTTTAGCTTTGACTCACGCTCAGGCTTCTGCGGGTCTGAAATTAATTGTTCCTATGGGAAGTGTTGATAATATAAGTCAACTTGAACAAGATTGGGCTAATCCTAATGCTGTTATAGAAGTTGATAGTTCTCAAGGAGAACCACATTTTCCAGCTCCAACACCACTTGCATCTGAATTTTATAAATTAATACAATCATGTGAATTTTATATAGACTTTACATTTGGATTACCTGAATTAATGCATGGCTTTTCTGAAAAAGCTCCTGATACTGTTAGAGGCACAGAGAGAATGTTAGCTCAAGGTGCTGAAAGACCTAAATCTAAATTAAGAGATATAGAATTAAGTATTAGAAAACTTGGTCAAGTGGTATATGGGATGTCAAAAGGACATTATACATTTAAAAAGATTTTTAGATTAACACAGGCTAATAATAATGTTAATGAAGTAATGGCTAATTATTATGATGATTATAGTGAAACTGTTATGGATATACAAAAAGATAGACATTCTATTGGTCAACATGATGTTAGTATAGAACCTGGTTCTACATTACCTACTAGTAAATGGACTGAGTATCAAGTATATGCAGAAGCATATAAAATGGGATTAATAGATAGGGTAGAGGTAATTAAAAAGAATCCAGAAATATTTGATAAAGAGGGTCTTATCCAAAGAATGGGTGAAATTCAACAGTTACAATCTCAAGTAGAGCAACTAACTGAACAAAATAAAGAATTGCAGGGTGACTTGCAAACAGCACAAAGAGAGTCTGTATCTGATAGAAAGAGGGTTGAAGTCGAAAAATTTAAATCTAAACTTTCTGGGGTGCAGTCTGATGCGAAAGCCGACAGGCAAATACAATCAAATAAACTCAAAAATGCGGTACAGCTTGAAATGGAAAAATTAAAACCTGAAATGCAAAATATTGCTGAAGGTCTTGGTTCTGTTCCTGAGATTTAAGGATATCGCAAGGAGATAATCATGAGTGAAATCAATCAAGAAGGTCAAATATTAGAAGATACTGGAGTAAATCAAGAACTTGGATATGATAATGTCCCTGTAGCTGATAATGGCGTTAATCAAAGTGAAACTTATCAAGTAGATTGGGAAAACGAATCTCGTAAATTTCAATCAATGTACGATAAGGAAAAATCTGAGAACAATAAAATGAAACAAGATATGGAATATCTTGCTCAAGAGTTCGCTAGTAATAAAAGAAATCAGAATAACTCCAATGTTAATAATCAATCTTCTTTACCAGAGGATGAATTTAATCCCTGGGATGCGTATTATAAGCCAGAATCACCTAGCTTTAAGTTTCGTCAACAGAAGGAGCAAGAAGTAGTGAATCAGGCAATAGGACAACAATCTGCCAAGATGGAAGAACAGATGTTGTTAAATAATACTGTGAGTGAATTAAAGAGCAATCATAGGATGACAGAATCCGAGGTTCGTGAATTTATGGAATGGTCAACTGACCCTGGAAGTAGTATGACTCTAGATACATTAGTTGATGTTTTTAAATCGCGACAAAATAAACCTGGGGTTTTACCATCTCAAGAACCTGTTCAAAATTCATTCGGAGCGGTTCAAGCCGCTAAAGAGGCTCCTCGTACTGCCGGTGTCTTACAAGGTCAAGAAGCTAATCAACCGAAAAGTGGTAAAGACCAAATGTGGGATGTCATTATGAGTGCGGGTAGCAGAACTAACGTTTTAAAATAATAAACTAAGGAGTACTGATTATGGCAACATATAGTGCTGGCAGTTTATCGGCAAATGGTTCAAGAACTCCGGGCGCAACAAACACTGATTTTCACACTAGAAGACTTTTTGATTTTAGTGACCGAGTGGCTGAGTTATCCCCTGACGAATCTCCATTTTTCGTATATCTGTCAAAAGTAGCAAAAGTGCCTACTTCAGATTCACAGTTTCGATTTTTAGAAGATAGAACAAAAGTATCTATTACTGATAGAGCTTTCCTAGTTGTAGATGCAACCACAGTTGCTGCTGCTGGTGGCTCAACATCAATTAAATTTGATACTTCAGGCGGTGCTAATGTAGCATGGCTTATACCTGGAATGGTAGTTTCTATCGGTGAAGACGATGATTCAACATCTCAACCTGAATGGGCAACTATTCGGTTAGATAGTGTTGTTCAAACATCTTCTTCTGTAACAACAGCACAAGTAACTACTATCGCTGCAGCTAATGGTTCTACCACAGCTGTGGATGATGATACAAAATGTACTGTTATCGGAACTGCATTTGAAGAAGGTACAGGGGCTCCCGATGTTTGGTCACAAAAACTTGACCATGATTATGGATATACACAGATATTCAAGACAGCTTGTGAAATGAGCAATACT